AGCTACCGTAGCCATAGTCGCAAGCACGAAACTTAACCCAGTTACTAGGTATACGATAAGGTTCAACAACATGAACCCGCCTATCAAACTCAGTGAACGCCGCACCTTCTTTGATGTCCCAATCCCCTTCAAGAAGCTGCCTACGCTGCTGCTCTGGGAGAGATAAGAGCATGGCTTCGTAATCACCTGCTTGCGCAAGGTATGGATTATCAGAAAGTCTTGCTGGTATAAATCGTCTTTTGAATAAAGGCTTTCCAGCCTTGCTATGTCCTGCTGGGTACCGTAGGACTTCGGTTGTTTCAATATCGGTTGCATCAAAGGCTCTATCATATGGCGAAGGGTCAATAAACATCTTCTTGACCCAGTGATGACCTCTGCCGCCGGGGTTGGTCGTAGCCCTCATAAAAATTGGCAAGTCGCTTGCAGTGGACCGTAGACGTGACCGCATGTAGTTCCATGCATACGGTGTGGCCCATTGTGTCAACTCGTCAAAGCCTATCCAGCTAAATGCCAGACCCTGATAGCGCAAGACATCCTCATCCCTATCAAGGTAGGACATCCACAACCTTGCACCAGATGGCGCAGTCCACTGCATCTTTCTTTCTGACCACTTTATACCGGGCCAGATTTTTGGGTACAACTCCTGCGACTTAAATATAAGTTCGCGCAACTCCTCTGTGGTGTGTCGCAGCAGAAGCCCACTAAACTGTGGATGCCCCATGTATCGTAGAGGATCTGCAAGCATAGCATAACTTTTGCCGCCACCTGCAGAACCACCGTACAAAACTTCTCTTTCACTTGCAGCCAAAAACTCCGTCTGTGGTCCGGGGTTTGGCTTAAACAACACATTAGCATGTTCTTCTATGCTTTGTGTTTCATATGAAACTTTAGCTGCTGGCTCTGGAGCCTGTTCTTTGGCTACTGATTTCTTCCGCTTTGGCGATTGCCTTTTCCGCATACTCTGCCCACTTGCGGAGGCTTGCAGCTTGATTCTTACGTCTTCGCTCATTATTTAATCGTTTCCTCAAACCTACATGCGAGATGTATCTGCCAGTCTGCGTACTCAACCAGTTTGCTACTTCACGATAGCTGTATTGATTTACGTGCGACCTAGCCTTCTCTAGCAAATCCAATTCAATTGGTATAGGTTGAAGAATGTCGGGGTCTTCATCATCCTGTTTATATCCGAATGGCACTGTACGTGCAATACGTGGAATAGGTATCCATTCGTTTTCTTCTTTAATGTCTGTTGGCTGTGGTAGCTTCCACTTGCCTATGCTTCTACTCATCGTCCTCAACAGGTGCTTTAGGTGGCATAAGCATAACGCCGCCACTTGCTTCTACCTGCATCTTCTCTGTCTTTACCAGACCTACACGGTCAAGCAGTTCTTTAGCTGCAGACATCTTATCACGAATACCCAACTCTGTCGGGTCATACAAAGCACCTGTCATCGCCATCGCAGCTTTCGGTGCGTTACGTGCCATGTACATTTGTGTTGCCTCAAGTATTTCTTCTTTGATGCCTTTTACAATCTCTGCTGTGCTAGAAGTATCAGAATAACCTGCCAGCTTTTTTGCTTGCACCATATCTCCACCTGCTTCTTCAAACAGGACGTTTAAAAATGCTTGTTGTTTTTCTGTAAGTTCTCTAGCCATTATTTTCTTTTTCTGTTATCTATTGTATTTACGACCATGCCACCCTTGCGAAAGTCTGAGTGACCTACTCTTCTTGCTTTAAAATCTGTAAACTGAGAGCCTACTGTTTCTGCTAAATCAGTTATTATATCACCGATAGTACCACCATATTTCTTTTTATCTTTTTCCGTAGCTTTTCTAACTCTTTTATCTTTACCTGCCTGAGATAACATCAAGTCACCACCAAAAGAAATATAATATCTTTTTTTAGTTTTAGACATTAAAACTCTCCGTTGTGCATGGCATTAGCTAATTTAATAGCCCTGCCTTTTACTTGTTTAGCCCATCTGCTATCAAGCATTTCTTTTGCTGCAGTTGGGTAGTCACCACATTCTACAGCAGCCCACATCTTTTTAAACTTACACAGGCGGGGAACCCCCATATTAAATGCCATATCTATCAATATAAGTTGACGTACAGAGTCCAACCTGTCCACGCAAGGGTGCGCACGTACCAGTTCTTCCTCGACAATCTGTACGTCATTCGTTGCTAGATAGACCGCATCAGCTTCGGTTATTCCCCATTCATATACGTGGTCAATAGATGGATAATCCATCCAGTCAAGTTCTTCCTTGCTTATACCACGGTCTTCTAGGTTTCGTCCGATACCAATAGTATCAATTCCTAATGTATCTTTATATACTTGTAGGCGCAGACCCTCTGCTGCAATAAGTTTTTCAATTAAGTCTTGTCTATCGTATTTCATGTGCCAATAGCCCCTACTATACCACAACTATATTCAACAGTCTTCCAATCACCATCTCTTGGTATTGCTTCGTGTATAGCTTTAAACTCTAAACAATCAGGTTCTTTTTCAAACCACTGGATAGTTTGATTAAAACATTGACCGTCTGCAAAACAAACATTTAGAACCAATGCCCATATAATGTGAGTCATTTGTTCTCATGTCCCATCCATACAGCAAACGCCCCCGTCATCGCACCCACAACTGTCGATACAAACGCAGCTTGCTGTGTCGTTGCATCTGCACCCAGATCCATAAACCACTGAACCACTTGATAACTCATTATCGTCATTGATAGCATCATCAATCTTGGGAGTATTTTCCATGCTAAGAATTTCTCCATTGTTAGCTTTGGCACGATTTATCTCCGCTTGTGCTGGGGTAGTTAGGTCGTGCATGTGCCACATTTTCATTTTTTACCGAAAAACTTTGTCGCACTTCTGACCCCAAAACTTGCAGCAACAATAACGCCCAAGCTGTACTGGTACCATTGAGGCATTTGCTCCAATTGTTGAAATCCATTTGCGACCACATCCCCCATGCCCGGTATAAATGCTAATATAAGTGGGATACTAAATAGTATAACTAGCCACTCGTCTTTCCACGATGAATGGCTTCCTTTAGCCATTTCCAAATCCCAGTCAATTTCTCCAGTAGCTTTCTTCTCCATGATGACAGCTTCTGCTTTTGCTCTTGCCACATTTGTTGCAGCTTTAGCTTTAGTTTGTTCAACTTTTCCATCCATCCAACTCCCTGCGATACTTGCAATTGGTCCTATGAGTGCTGTCCACATTAGCTTCCTACTCCCCGTCTAAACTTTGCTGTTTTCTTTGATATCTCTTTAGGCTGCTTGACGAACTGCTTACCAGCACGAGTTCCTTTTCTTTTAGCACGGGTGGTAGCTGCGTATTCTTGCGGCGAAAGCGCCTTGATAGCAGCGGTTGGTAAATAACGCTCACCTGTTTCGGAAGACTTTTTACCACTCTTGGTTCTCCACTTTTGTCCTGTCCAGTTTTTTAAACTTTGTTGTGATTTTTTAAGTGCCATAAATAAGTTATACCATTATATTATACAATTGTCAAGAGAAAAATAAGCAAACCTATACCAAGGGCCATGACCATACCGACACCAGCAGCAAGTTTTATATTTTCCATCATTTCTTTTTGGCGGCGTATGGCTTCTCTTCTAGCTTTAGCTTTAGCTTCTTTTAATTCTTTTATACGTTTGTTTCTTAAATCAACTATAGATTGCCACGTCCCCGGACCAAACCGCATGTCAACTAATGTACGCATCTCATTTATTTTTTCTTGTGCTATACGTGCATCTATGACTTCTTGGGCTACTGACTCTATTCCTAGTTGATCTCCTAAACCTAATCCAGATTTTCTAGCCCTTTGTTGTTGTACTTGCTTTTCACCCTCAAGCAGATTGTCTACGTATTTAGCAATCTCGCCTATATCGTTGGCGGTATTGATGGTAGACTTAATACCATCTACGGCACTCTTCACCAGTGCGATACCCGCTAGGGTTTCTGCAATCATCTCTGTTCCTCATTGGTTGGTTAGTCATCATATTAATTACGCTGCTAGTGCGGGATTACTAGCATCTACCTGCATCCATTTAGACCACTCATTGTAGTAGTGACGCATACCTACTTCATCGTGGATTGTACTGTTCTCATGTCTACCATGCAAGATGTTACGGGGTTCAGTACCTTCTCGCATTGTAGTGCCTTGACCTGCGACACCCAACAGGTCTTCGTGTAAGTTTCTACCAAACGGTCCCCATATAGAGTTGTGATGTTTGATACGTGTCTGTCTTTCTTCTTCTGTGTCTTTACGTAGGCCGTAGCCACGAAACTCAATTAATACTTTGTTTGGTCCTAATGGTGTTACACTGTCGCTGCGATAGGCACTGCCACGTAGGTTAAAGTTATAGCCGGGGAATAAGTCTACCATATACCATTGGTTAGGTGGAAGGTTAGGGAAACTAAGTTCTCCTCTGTCTTCAAAACCATCGTACTCTTCGTAGTTAACTGTAAAGCTACTGACGTTGACATGTCCGTTATCGAATGGAATATTTTTTCTAGCAAAGTACTCATCATTAAATCCTGACACACGGTTAAAGTAATGCATAAAGTCGTGGTAAAACTCTGAGTTAGTATCGTGCCACAACTTATAATTAGTATCTATGATAGCTTTATGATAGTGAAATACTTCTAGTTCTTCAGTGTCTATTGCGTCTGCAATACAATCAAAGGCACCGCATGTCCACTCTTCTACACTCTGCGTTGGGTTAGGGTCTAGTGTCACCCAAACCATGCCACCGTGTTTTACCTCACAATGCAGAGGTTCTTCTGTTGTTGCCCAACCATCGTAGGTAATAGTTCCAGCAGGTGTGCGATAATCAATATCGTTAGTGTTATAGTAAGCCTGAACATTTTTACCATCTGCGTTTATTGCAATAACTCTTTTGCCTGCAATTCTTGTAGTCCTGTAGTCGCCTCTGTTCCTCATCTCACTGATGTGACACATAGGCACCCACACTTTGGAAAATATGTTTTTTTGTTCTTGCTCGTATAAACTATGGTCAGAATATATAAGAGAGTTTATATACTCTACTTTAGGTTTCTTTACCCAGTCTTTATGATTGCGAGGTGGCATTAACTTGTATAACCGCCCCCAGCTTTTTTGTAAGCTGAAGCAAGCATCTGTGCTTTACGTGCTGACCACTGACCGGGGCGACCGCCTTTGCTGCCAGCCTTAATGCGCTGGAATTGACGTTTACGCATTGCAGGCTTTGTGTAGTTACCTGCTTTATTTACTGTGCTTTTTGCCATAATCTCCTACCTTGCTGGATCAAAAAATTCTTCTACAGATATCGTGACATCTAATGTCATGCCACTTTCTATGTATGATACTATTTTATCTTTCTGATGTAAAGTAAAAAAGTTACCAGACACAACGCTATGTGTTGTATTAGCCGCCATGCTTAAACCATTAACTAGTGTCTGGTATGATGTATCGTCATTGTGGTATATCTGAACATTAGCTTTTTTAGTGCTGGAAGTACCATTGCTAAGATGTAAAAATCTAACAATAGCACTGTAATTATCCGGCACCGTATAAACTACATCTGCACTCCCATCAGCAGAAGTGCTAGTCACCCTTTTATTTTCTGTGGTGAATTTAGATACACTGAGGTCAGGCATTACTTCTTCTTCTTAGCCATACCGCCACGCATCATTTTCTTTTTCATCATGCCGCCGCCGCGCATTTTCTTCTTAGCCATTTTAGCCATACCGCCGCCAGCCATACGCTTTGGCATTACAGAACCACCGCCCCGCATTTTCTTTGCCATCTTCTTTTTACCGTGCATTGCCATTTCGTAATCTCCTTCTATCAATCACTAGACTCTGATAAACCCATTCTGGAAACTCTTTATAATATCCAGACTTTTCTAAACTCAAAG